AGTCCGCAGACCACGGACCAGGCTATGTCACTTATGATGATCAGTCGGGGCCATAGGAGCATTGTCATCGTGGATCACCTCCATCTTCCTGATGACCCCGGTTGGGATACAGTTGACGTTGCCGAGCAGGGCCCCATCGTCTTCCCAGCTTCCGGCCACTACGACGTAGCCTTCACCTTCGGACACTAGAACCCCTATCGACGTTATTTCCGCAGGTCTCAAGGCCCTTACGTCTTCAGGTTCCCACCACGGCTTATCGTGCCCTGTGATGTCTTGCCATTCGACGCGGACGACCTTCACGGCCTTCAGCCCTTGGTGCGATCACGGATCTTAAGATCCCAGGGGTTCATGAGGTGACCTACTCGGCCTCTGCCTCCGCCTCTGGGTCCATGGGAGTAGCCCAGGTGTCTGTCACCGTAGCCTCGGGGCCTACGTCGCTTGGAGTCACTGGTGCCCTTCTTCACGGTGGTGGTGACCGTGTTGTAGGTGGTGTTGCCATGCCTATCGGTCGTGGCTACCTGTTTGGTTCTTTCGGCCATCACTGGCTCCTTCCGAGTATTAGCTTATTAGTCTATATGACCTATTAGTCTTAAGAGACTTAATAGGCTTATCGTCTCGTCTACCCCTATCATCTTTTCTTCTTTTCCAGTCTCGGGGGTCTAATTAGTCTTATATGTCCTCCCCTATAGGTCACCTACCTCATTTTTAGGGTCGTTAGACGGTGTCTTTCAGGGACGTCTTACCCCTGTTTAGGGGGTCTTAAAGGCCCATAGGCCCTGAGAGGCCCGTACAGGCTCTCTGTGGGCTTTTCGTCTTTCAATGAGTGGGGAGTCAGAATGAGTCCCAAAAGGGCGTAGGAGGCTCTTCAGGCTCTTCTGGAGGAAGCTCTGGAGGTCTACCGTCAATGATGTCTTCTGGCAACTGATCCAGCATCGCCTTCATCTCCTCGGCCAGCTCCAGGTGGTCGGTCTTGTCGAGGAGGTACTTCTCGTAGGTGGCGACGACGATGTATGCCCTGGCTACCAGATCGCAGTAGGCGGTCTTGTAGTCATCCAGGAGACGGAGGGCTTCCTCATGGGTTAGGTCTGCATCCATGTGTTGCCTCTCTTAGGTCTCCCCAGAGCGTGGGTCATAAAGTTCTCAAGCTCATCTCGGAGCTTGGTGTTGTGGGCCTCTTTCATCAGACGGTCCCTGTCAGCTGCCATCTGCTCGGCCCAGTAGCCCACAGCCATCGACAGGACATCCAGGCGGTCATCGTGAACCAATGCACCCTTCTGCCTGGTGATTCGAGATAGCTGGTAGAACAGTTGATACTTGAGGGCCTTCTCGGGCGGGAGGTGCTGGGTGGATTGGAAGTCCTGCTCGATCAGACGCCTATCGACCACCAGACGGTGGGAACTCAAAACTGGCTCTATTGTATCGATAATGCGGCGTTCTTTCTGGATTGAGTGGCGAACTTCCTCGATCTCGACCGGATGGATCTTGGCCATCACGGGCCTCAGCAGGGACGTATACATGCCGTCACCGAAGTTGGATTCGATGATGACCTTGTTGACATCCTGCTTCTTGGCCAGGGCCGACAGGGCCTTCAGAGTCTCCTCCTCATAGCCCCCCTGGAGCCCCCCGGCCTCCAAGATGAACAGCTGCGAGTGGAGCATCTTCACGACGGCAAAAGCCGTCTCGTCCTGCCCTCGTCCACTAGGGTCAATGGCCATCACCGACCCGCTGTAAGGCAGCCACTCGCCTTGGGTGACCATGGGGCGGTAGTACCTGTCGCCGTTGAAGCCGACGTTGGGCAGATCGGAGTCCACGAGATCCGGGCTGGCTGCCCAGATCACCTTCTCAGGAGCATTATCGGGGTTCAGGTTCATGACGATAAGGTCACTGAGCTTCAGTGGGTAGCGGTTCTGGTCACTGAGCGACGTATCGAGCATGAACTGAAGAGCAAAGCCCGTGCGACCGTATGACGCCTCACGCTCCATGAGGTCAATGTCATCGAACCGCTGCGGGTCCGTGGGCTTGCCGACGAGTTCACCATCGGCCTTTAGGTCCGATTGGATCTTGGGGGCCAATCGGTCCCCGAGGGACTGGGAGGTCTTCTCGTCCGGGTAGCGGGCAGGCCAAATGGCCACGTTGTATCCACGCTCAGGTAGGGACGAGTAGATCGACATCTCGGTCTGAGGGGTGCCCAAGAAGATGATGCGACCCTCTGGCTTGATGACAGCCTCGAACTCCTTGGTGGCCGTGACCAGCTTGTCCCTCATGCCGCTAGTGGCCGAGTTGTTCAAGGACTCTGCATCATCTGAGATGATGAGGTCGGCTCGCTGCCCGGTGATCTGAGAGGTGATGCCTCGGGAGGTGACCGAAGGGGCGTGACTCGCCGGGGCAGGCCCGACGTCAAACGCGATCTTGGAGTTCCTCTGGTTCTCATTGGGCTTGAGGTGCTGGAGGATCGGCATCTCCTCGATCAACCGGAGCGTGAAGGTCGAGAAGTCATCGGCTCGTTGCTTGGAGGCCGAGACGACCAGAATGTTCTTAGAGGGATCGAGAAGAAGTTGGTGACACACAAATGCAGAGGTGATCCAACTCTTCCCGACCCCTCGGAATGCCTGGATGCAGATACGGCGGGGGCCGTTCTGGAGATATTCAGCGATGTCGTACTGAATCGGCGTAGGGTCCGGGAGACGCAGGTGATCCCACGCCAGGTAGAGGAAGTTTCGGAAATCCGTTAGTCGCTGATCCATATGTGGTTACTTGTTGCTAAGTACTTTCGGGCTAGTATTATTACTTGCGTTGCTGCCACCACTAGAAGAGTTGTTCCAGCCACCGCCACCGCCGCCACTTCCGTTGAACCAGTTGTTAAGTCCACCTGGGGGATCACCAATTGGCGAGGGGCCCTCGTTGGCACCAATGCGGCTACAGACCCACCGCCCTTTAATCTTCTTCGCTTCAAAGCCCTCTGGGCATCTGGGCCGTCTCTCAAGACCATGGTTCGTAACCTTGCGGATACGAAGATCGTTATTGGGGCTGGAGTTCTTACGCTTCTTCTTCATCCGGCTTCCTCCACAGGGGCTTCGGGGTCAAATGGTAATACGCGAGCGAGGTTAATCAGCGGCTCGCTCTTCTGGGCACTGGCGTCAATGCCGTTGTCCTTGAGGAACTTGATGGCCGCAGCCAGTTCGGCAGCAGTTGCCTCACCGGATTGAATACGAGCAAGAAGCTCCTCGGCCAGGGACTTGTGAATGTTGGTCAGCAGGTCGTTGAGTTGATTATCCATCAGGCCCACTCCTTGAATATCCATGAGATGATTGTGGCAGCGACAGACCCCACCACAGCTGCTCCGCCCAACAGGGCTGCACGGCCCTGCTCTAGTACCCGGACACGCTTGTCGATGCGGTCCATCTCCTCAGCGTGGGAGCGTTGCATGTGGATCAAGGACTCCACCTTGCCCTCCAATCGGCCAAGGGCCAGGAGGATGTCTCTTGAGTCGTCCATAGGTCACCTTATGCGAAGTAGAAGCCAGTGATGATCATGCTTACTTGGGTGCTGGCAGGGATCTGTGTATCGCTCATGCCCCCAAGATTCTCAGAAGTCGTTGTGGGATTCTTGTACAAAGAAATCTTTGATTCCCCACCGTTTACGCTGGCACTGAGAGAGGGATCACAGTCGATCTTATCGTTCGGCCGAATCGAAACCGCCGACAACGCAGCTGCCGCCGACGCCACAGGCAGGCCCTCAACAGACAGTGTTCCTGTATTCGTTGCACGATTGAATGCCAGGTTGCAGGTGAAGTAGACTACGTTTCCAATTCGAGTGAACTGTCCCGTAGTTGAACCCGCGACCGTAATGGCCGTGGTCCCAATCTTGACCACTGGGGTCCAGGTGCCCTCATCGTAGACCGTGAGGTTGTCTTCGCCGACGTTGATTCCAGTGAAGACCGGGGTTTGACCCTTGTTGGTCTGCACCACAGTAGTTGATAGCTTGGTGACCATTATTGGACTCTTGTTATGAGGAGTTATTAAGCGATTTCGATAGCGGTGAGGGTCGCAAAACCGGCTTTGGGGTAGCACCGAACCTTGTTGTTGGCTTGTCTGTTGCTCACAGCAAGATCATATCGGTGCATGTTCGTAGTTCCGGCGACTCGTTGAACAAACATAGTGGGCCGTTGGTAGAACAAGGTCTGATGGGCTACGGATGTTGACACTCGGTGGTGGTGATGCTCGACTATTTGAGTAGCATCAGAACCAAAGTCATTGCCATTCGACTTTTCGTGAATATGACCTAATGAAGTAGCATCGGTATGCGTGACATCAGGGTCCTCACCACCGCTTTGGTAAGAACCATCCTGGAACGTCACTGACTGGCCCACAGTCTCATGATGAGCACGAACGTAGTGTCGATATAACGAGCCGGTCAGTCCATCGTAGCCCGAAGCGGGGGCCACTCCAGCCGCAGCTTGGGTGGTTGTTCCATCAGTTCTGAAGTAGATTTTAGCATCAGTTTGGACGCCTCCTGTGCCACTTGTAACCTCGCTGTGTAGGAGAGGCACCGCAATCAGAAGGATGTGTGAATCGGCCGATGCAGGCTGAATGTTGACCGAAAGACCGTACAGTCGATAGTCATCAATTGCGGTAATCTCGTGGTAATCCTGCTCACTGACATTTGCCGACTCATCGTAAGTGGCAGTGACGATCTGGCGGATTGTCATTGAGCCGGTGATAAGCCCAGTGACATTGACGGTCCCCGATAACGTGGTGGTGCCCGAGACGTCTAAGGAACCGCCGATAGTCGTATTACCTGTGACCGTGCAGTTTCCGCCGATGCTGGCGTCATCGCTGACCGTGAGATCGTCGCCCACTGTGACATCGCCGCTCGCATCAAAGTCGCCTGAGATGTCAGTGTTTCCGTTGTATTTGATGGACGCAACACTGTCGTCGCCGTCACGGATATCAAAGGCTTTGTTGCCTTCCACGCCACCTTCGGCACCCTGAATGAAGACCCGGCCTTGGTTTACTCCCCCGCTATCTTCGGAGACCTGAGCCAGGACGCCAAAATTATTTTCGTCGGCGCTTGCCTGGTTCTTGACCTCAATGCGATCAGAGGCGATCTCGGTGTTGGCGTCCTGTGAGTCGCCCCCAACCTGGATCTTCCCGTCGGCATTGACCGAGAACAGCTCGTTGTCTGAAGAGTCCACAGCCTGGATAAGGTCTTCCGACTGGCCGATGTTCCCCTTGACCGTAAGGCCCACGCTTGAGGTGGTCTCAGGGATGATGGGCTGCTTGATGTAATTTCGAGCCACCCCGAAGTTCTGAATAGTCACGGTGTCGCTATCTTCCAGATCCTCGCTGCCCATCTTCAGTGTGAAGGTGTAGACACCGCCTACTTCTTCGACCGTGAAATCGGTGTCAGGTCTTTGGATAAACCCCTCGTAAGACACCATGTAAAGGTCGTTGTTGTCTCCACTGGGGGTGGGGTCGGTAAGCACGAGCGTGCAGTCCCCGGTATCCCCGGTGAAATCTCCGCCAACTTTGTGCCAAGTTTGTGGAAGACTGACACCACCACCGTAGAGAGCCCTGCCATCTACATAGTATTTGGTGACCGCATCCTTATCGGCTACTTCTGATCCCAGATCCTTGATCCGCTTGTTTCCTGCGGTGTAGTGCCCGTCATAGTCAATGGGAAGACTAGACGCACCAGTCTCATTGGCTTCCTGAGCCAGATAGAGCAGCTGCAAACAGGCTTTGTCGAGATCCGCTTCGGCCAGGACAGATCCGTCTTGGAAATCAACGAGCATGATTTTGCTGTCAGCTTCGCGGCCAGGGGTCAGACGGTATACCCGGATCATTTGACCTGCGGAGGCCGCAGAGTCTAACACCACATTTTCTCCCACGATGGAGAAGGCGGAGCTCACTACACCGTCGATCTTTACCTTGACATGAGAGGCGTCGATGTACGGGAAATTGATTTGAAAGGTAGTGTTACCTGGGGCGCTACCTGTCGCCGTGTAGTTCGTGTAGGTGATGGCCATGATTTACCTCGGCTCAATAATCCAGTAGAGGCTGGATATCGCGGCCAGTCCTCCGATAGTGCTTAAGTTGGGTGTTGCGGTCATAGAGCCCCTTGACTTCAGGGAACTCACGAAGGGCCTCATCTTTGGCGAGAGCCCGATACTTCCGAATGACTTTCTGGAGCTCGTTGATCCGGGGACTTTCGACCCCTTGCATGTCCTCGATCGGAAGATTCTGGTAGCGAGGGGAGCGGATCAGATCCTTCATGGCCTGGCGGAACGTGCGGCCTCCAATGCGGACGCGGCCGTGGAGTTCCAACCATCGGTCATAGAAAGACTGCCCCTTCGAGTTTCTGTATTGAGTCGTGTCGATCGCGTTGACCACCCGGCTCGGGGGACCAAAGGCGTTCTGGTGCCCGAGCATGTCCAGCTCGTTCATCACCACATCGTCCTTGACCTTGCTGTAGTGGATCGGAGCAGGCCACAGGACATCAGGACGCTCGACCTCCTCGCCGAAGATGTTTCGACGAGGCTCTACCTTCGAGGTGATGCCAAGGGCTTCAAGGTCGGATTCGCCCGTGAGGCCGTACTTGGCCCGCATGGCGTCCAGGACTCCACGGATCTCCTGCTGGTAATCATCAGCCCCAATGGTCTGACCAGCCATGGAGGAGAACGGCATCATCGAGGAGATCGTCTGCTCCAAGTAGGACGAATCGTAGCGATCAGGGTTCGAGAGCACGTTGGCCGCTCGGGCCATGCCCGTCAGGTAGCTCTTGTTGGTCACGTTGCGAGCCGCAGCGTTGATCACAGCACCGACGAGAGCCTGAAGACTCTCCTGCTCCTCGGGGGGAGCGGCAGCCATGACCTCACTGACGTCAGCGATGGTGCCGAAGAAGGAGGCAAAGGGATCGAAGCGGCGGTAGCTGAACCACTCATCGCCGACCCGGATGCTGTAGGGCTGCCAGCCTGTGGCTTCCTTGAGCTTCCGTTCGGCCGGGTTGGTCGGCCCACCGCCGGTAATGATGCCGGAGTGAACAGCCATGACGCCACCGAAGGTGAGCATGGCTCCCGTGGACAAACGGCCTACGAGGTCTTCCTTGGCGGGGCCCTCCTTGGCCAGGATGTCAGCAGTCTCGCCGTTGATCTTCTTCCAATGCTTGACGCTGCCCTTGTAGCCCATCTTGCCCAAGTCGGCCCAAGCACCCACGGTGCGGTCGAGGTAGAAGGCAAGGAGGTTGGTAGGCGTTCTGATGAACGGCGTCACCAGACGGAGCAGCGGCAGGTCGTTGACGAGCTGATTGTACTTACCGGCCGCTCGGACCAGTCGGGCTCGATCAGGATCGTTTAGGTCACGAGTGTAGGTGATGTCTCGGCCGTACTGGATGGCATTCTTCGCCAATTCGCCTCGGGTGTTGACCCCGGAGTCCTCATCGACAAAGGCTTTCCAGTTCTTATCCATCAGCTGCTTGACACGGGCCCTGACCGCAGCGTTCCGCTCACCAATGTCGGAGATCCCACGAGCAGCCACCTCATCAGCAGCCTGACGCTCGGCGTTCAGACGCACCGTCTTGTAGGAGTAGTGCTGACCGTCCACAATCATCCTATTCATGCCCTCTTCGACATGACGAGCCAGGGCCATTCCGGTCTTATTGGCCTTGGCTCCCTCAGCGAACAGGCCCTCACGAACCGTGGCCCTGTAGTTCAGGTGCTTGAAGAAGGCATCTTCAGCCATCAGGAAGCGGCTGGGCAGGTTCAGAGCTTTGCCGATCCAGTTGACCGCTGAGTTGCCCACGGTGTTGTTGACCCACCGAGGCGTGTTGCCGGAGGCAATAGCCCGGTCATAGCCAGTCTTGGTGTCAATGACGCCGATCTGGTCAAGGTCGTCGCCCCAGTTCTTGAAGGACGACGCAGCGGCCGAGAAGGCGTCCTGCATCTGACTGGCCAAATGGACGTAGAACTTCAGATCATCCGCAGCCTTGCCGAACTGGAGCGTGGCTGCATGGCCCACGAACCGCTCAAACGGGAGGAACAGGGTGTTGATCGTGTTCGAGGTCATGTTGACCATGTGGGTCAAGGGGCCCGACAGGATCGAGTTGAGCCAATACTCAACGAACATTTCGGAGTAGCGGGCTCGGTCCTGGAGGTACTTGGTGGCTGCACCCTCTCCCTGTGTTTTCCGTACTGCGGTGTATCGGGCAGCCATCTTCTGAACCTGATCCCGGCCCTTGGCCATATCACCGCCACCGAGCTCTGCCAGAGTTTCGTTGACGAACCGGGGATCGGCATCGTCAAGGACTTCCATAGGGATCAACTCCCTGTCAGGAAGCATATCGGTGCCTTGGATTCTTTGGGCTCCAAGGGCCTGAGCAATCTTCTCTTGGTTTCGTTTGACGAGGACGCCGACGGCTTCGGCCCGCTGCTGTACCAGAAGGAACCGGACTTGATCTTCAGCTGTTCCGGTGAGGGCCTTCTCAGCCAGCTTATCTGCTTTGTGGACGTACTGTTGATGGTAGTTCCGAAGGACGTTCTGCTTTGCAATCACCTCTTCCAGCTGGCCGGTGCTGTCCAGTTCATCGAGTTGACGGCGAGACAGTCCACGAGCACCCATGGCCCTGAACTCTTCATTGACAGCCTGGGCGTCGTCACGAACCTCGTCATGGGGCTTCCGACGAACCTTGGCGAGCTCTTCCTGAAACTCCGGTGAGCCGGTGCGGACTTGAGCGTCCAGCATTCGATCGACTTCCTCGACCTCAGACAGACGGTTGAGGTTGTAGGGATGTCCCGCTTCTTTGCGGCGGCGAACTCCCTGCCTATCGACATAGGGGGTTCCTGCCGGAGACCTGGCTCCTGCGGGGATACCAGATTGCTCGTTCTGAAGCCTCTTGAGGTGACGGATCTGGCCGGGCTTGGCCTTTGTGGGCCAATCGGAACCATGCTCCTGTTCGAGCCTAGCCTCGTAATCAGCGACTTTATTCGTTGCCTCAGTGGATTGAACTGGTGAAGCCTCTTCAGCCTCACGGACCGGGGCCTCTTCAGCCTCACGAACTGGAGCCTCTTCAAGATCACGGACTGGGGCCTCTTCAACCGCTTCCGTAGCTTCAGCCTTCCGAGCCTGTTCCTTCTGCCACGCCGTATCCAATGCTTGGTCAGGGTTCTTTCCAGCAGCTCGGTCCTTACGGGCCTTTCGCATGGCTCGAAGGCCGATGATGAACGGCTCACTCAAGGCACCCAGAATCCCACCTTCCATCAGGTTCTTGAGCCGACCCTCAATCTCGGTGTCATCCTCATCGGCAGCCAAGAACTCGGTGACCGGGTTGGCCAACGCCGGATACATCTCGATCAGGTTGGAGAGCCTCTGCTCCTGGGCGTCAAAGACCGCGAAGTCCGCAACGGCACCAGCCGTCATCGACTTGGCAAAGCCTGAGCCGTACTGAATAGCCTTGGCAGTCTTGACCTTGCCCGCAGCCTTCGCGGCCTGAGCAGCCTTGCCGATCTTACCGGCCTTGAGGCCCACACCAGTCAGCCCGGCAACCTTGCCAAGATGACCCACGCCCCACATGCCTGGAGCGAAACCTGCCGCAAACTGAGTGATGCCTTGTACCAAACCACCCACAAGGGTCTTGGAATGGCCCAAACCAAAGTTATCCGGTGCATCGGGTAACCAATCCATCAGGGCCCAATCAGCCAGATCGTATACACCCTCAGCAGCACCCGCGATACCGCGTCCTATAGCAAAGACAGAGGCATCTGCCACGGTGCCCCAGAAGCCAAGATCCTCATCGGTAGCCGCAAGGCTCCCGTCAGGGTTCTGGTAGCCGGATAGATCAAACTTCATGTGGTGTTACTCGCTTTGAAGTGCCTTGATAAGATCAGCGGGGATAGCCGGAAGGGTGTTAAGGCCAATTCCCTTAAGAGTAAGGGCCACAAAGCTTGAAGGCCCCTCGTCAAACGACACGGCGTTGTTCTCGCCCACCATGTCCCGATAGCCCAAGTAGCCCTCGACGATGCCGTTGCCAGGTAAACGCTCCTGAAGCTGCTCAGGAGTCAACCCGTCCTCGACGGCACTGAGGGCTTCGAGATCAGAGATCACCGTGTCCGGGTTGACCATGAGGGTCTTGTAGGGGCTTTTGAAGTCTGGGTTTACAGACAAGGGAACGCCCATGTCGTCAACACCCGTTCGCATGTTTTCCGGTGAGTACCCCAGAAGCCGACGAGCCTGAATGTATTGATCTGAGTGGCGATTCTCCACGAGAGTAATGAACATTCTCGTCTGAGCTTCCTCATCTGTAGGACGCCCCGTAGCTGTCAGGATATCTAAGGCATCACCCTGAATAGCCTCTATAAAGGCCATAGAGTCCTGTCGGGATTCCTGATTGTATTCATTGATCTGAGCGTCTCGATTAGGTGTCTGAGGCGTTTGATGCAGCTGTCGAACATCGTCGATGTTGTCGATCATGGCACGCCTAATCCAAGTGCCTTCCTGCAACCCGATCTCTGGAAGTTCCTGGCCTTCCCTTAATTCCATGGCCGTTTGACCGACTCCAATGGCACTGGCAGCCGACTCGCGAGTCATGTCCTCCATGACCCGAAGGACGTCGGGCGTGAAGACCTCGGGGTAGATAGCACCGTACTGACGAGCCTTCTCAAGATCGAAGGACTCGCCACGGCCCAGGGTGACCTCTCGCCACGCTCCGTTGATCGCCGCCGCTGCTTCGTTGAATGCCTCATTCATTTCTTCCTGAGTTGCCCCTCGCTTGATCAGTGCTTCAACGGCTCGATTGCCCATCATCTGAGGGCTGTTGGCTCTCATGGTGCCAAGGGTCGAAACGTCAATCGCATCGGTATTCATGCTTGTCGCACTTGCAGCCAACAGGTCAGCCTGTCCTTGTGCACCATTAATCTGAGCAGCTGCCGAATCGTTAGCCAAAGACTTGGCAAGCATATCGACCTGTCGCTGGCTGTTGACGTACTGACGAATCTGCATTCGCATCCTTGGAGGCATATCCTCGTTGCTGAGGATTATTTCCACTTGATCGGGGTCATGGATGTTGGCATCAACCTGGTCGTACAAAGCCTTCTCATCAGCAGGTGAAATACGTTCCTGATCGCTCTCATAGTCTTGAATAGCATCGCGGTACATTTCAGCCTGATACCTGTTCAGTGCTCTAGAGCTCACACTGTCACCGAGGCTATCAACGACCATTGTCCACATGGCATCAGGGTCAATGGGGCCTTCTGATTCCACCATCAAGCGGTTTACCTCGTCACGAATGACCCGAACGTCATCTTGGATCTCACTCTCGGTATTCTTGCCAAGGTTCTTCTCGGCGATGTTGAGCGAGTTTTCCAGTTCATCCAGGCTGTCGAGGTGATCCTTGGAGAGAGCCAGGGGGCCCGTCTTCTGAAGTTTGATCTGGTCGACCAAGTTCTGGAGCCTATCAATCTCATCCGCATCCTCGGCGGTGAGGCTTTGATTACGGACTGCTTCCACAATGCCCTTCATGATGTGATCACGACCCGCGTCGCCTTCGAGCTCATAGAAGGTGTTGGACTTCTCGGTGACCAGTTCGTTGAGTTCCACGAAGTTGCTCCCACCCTCAGCGTACTGACGGGCGAAATGGTACGAGGCGTCGTAGAGATCATCCCGGTTCTTCGCCACCATCCGTGACGCCTTCTGGGAGTTGACCTGAGCCAGCCAGTTGGCCGACATGGAGTTGTAGAGCTCGGAAGCCTTACGCTGGGCAAAGCCCCCTTGGATGTTTAGGCCCTCAAACGTGTCCCGAGCGAATGCCTGAGCATTCTCCTCGCTCATGGGGTTCGAGAAGCGGGAGATATTCGACGTCAGGGTCGGGGCAAACTCATCCCGCATCACCCGCTCGGCCAGGTACTCCATGGCAACCATGCGGCGATAGGGATTGGACCCAAAGGTCAATAGGCCGCTCTGCTCTGCTTCCTTGGCCTGCCGCTTCAGTTCCGCACGGACCTGATCCGTATTGAGCTGTGTGATCCTGATCTCTTCCTCGGCCTGGATCTTGTCCTTCTCACGGTCCCACATGGTCTGACCAAAGCCGAACAGGGCGTTGGAGAGCCGGGCAAAGGCTGCCTGCTCAGTGGCCGTATCGACCGCTAGGGCCACGGGAGCGGGCCGTGCAGGCATCTGGGGCGGCGTGGGGGCACGGAGATTAGGGGCGTAATAGCCATCCCCGCGACTGGTACCCGCCTGGGGCCGAGGGAGTCGAGTGAAATCTTTAGCCACGGATTAGTCCTTTAATCTACCCAACTGGGCTTTGGTGAATGCCAGCCCCACATCTGCGTCTGGCCCCCATAACTCTGAATCCCCGGCATTTGGGGAGCCGGGGGCGTAGGCATAGTCCGAGGTGTCGCTGGGGTGTTCTGGAAGTAGAACTGGGCCGCGTTCAGCATGGTGCTCGCCCCACTCATCAGAGCACTGAATGAACTAGGCCGTGTGGTGACGCCAATGGGAGCCGGGAGGGCCGGAAGCGGTAGGGGCGTGGGGTTCGCAGAGTCGATACGGGCTTGGGTCTGAGCCTCGACGTCCTCACCAGCCGCGATGGCTTCATCAAACTTCCACTGACGCTCTCGAACGATGTTGTTCGTAGCCTCCAGCTCATTGAAGGCAATCGCATCCAACAGGTAGTCCACTGAGGCTCCGGCCACCTCTCGATCAGCGGCGTTGCCGATGAAGGCTGATTGAAGAGACCGGGAATCTCTGGCGATCTTGTTGATCTCCATGATCGAGACCACACGATCCTGCTCGACCCGTTCCTGGATCATGTCGTAATTGCGGAGAGCCGCATCAGTAGCCCGACGAGCATTCTCAATGTACGTTTCATCCTGGTGCTCACGCTGCTTGGCGTGATATTCGCTCTCAGTCAGATACCGCTGCTGCTCGTAATCGTAGGCACGACGCTGGTTCATTGACTGAGCACGAGCCTGGGCTCTAGCAGCTTGGCTGCCTTGAACCATCTGCATTCCGCCCATCGCTAATCCGGCGATGCCAATAGTGACAGGGTCGCACATAGTCAGTTAATCCTTACGAACTCATAGAAGGGTAATCGGCCAACCCCGAACTCGGGGTGTAGATTTATGAACGAAAATCCAAGCCACCTGAGCCACTTGATGTGGACAGTGTTCCTGGCATCCACGTAGTTGAACAACAGATCGAACTCGTCGTGGAGCTCTTGCAGACAATCCCGTGACCGCCTGAGCACAGGCAGCCAAGCCTTGGAAATCACATCAGAGCCCAGCATCCAGACCAGTCCTACGTTGTCGAGGACTGGAGCAGCACCGAACATCAGGATTGGCTCGCCTTTGTAGTGGGCACTCTGGCAGAGCGTGGAATTAGCCAAACCAGCCTCAAGGGCCTCATGGGGCGTAGAGCCACCATTCGCCGTAATCTCATCGACATCCGCTTGCCGTAACCGGCTCCCCAGATACTCAACGTCCTCTGGGACCGAGGGGCATACGAATAAGTCAGGAGTACCTTTGGGCTCGGGCATTCAGAGAGAGCTCAAACTCTGCCGACATGAGACTGCACGGCAGTGGGGTATCGTTCCGGCACTCAATCTTGACCTGATCGGCCTTTGAGTACACCGGGACTCGGAAGGTGCCGGTCTCCAGGGGCACACTGCCCAAGGTGTTGCTACCGGCACCAAGGATTCTACCAGTGAATGGATGCGTACTGGCGTCTCGGTAGTCCGGGGTCACGACGACTTTGAAGAACCCAGAGTCCGAATAGCTCAAGGTCATATATCGGACCTGCACCCGGCCTTCAGCTCTCGCCACATCCCCACCGCCTTGGGTGGGCTCACGCATGACGACATCACTGAACTCATAGACCATCTCGTACTGCTCGCCCAGCCAGTACGTAGTGGAGGAAAGATCCTCAGCCACCACGATCTGGTTGCTGTCGTTGGTCTGAGTAGCCACCGGAATACGCTTGCCAGCCTTGGTGATGACCTCGATCGTTGAATTGGTGTATGCCTTGTACGGCATCGTGATCGTGGTGTTTCCCGTGCTTGCGTTGAACGAGGGGGTGGCTACCGTATGGTCAACCCTTCGATCCAACATGGTCCGATAGGTCGAGTCGGTGTCCACCAGACCCGACTCCATACGCATCTTGTCGAGGAAGATCCCATCGGCCCTCTTGACCACTATATACAGGGTGGTGTCGATGAACTCGATCCCAAGGATCGTATCGTTCGAGGAGAACTTGAAGCGGCACCAAGAGGATTGGAGCCTCTCCCGTCCTTTATCAAAGAACTTGTAGACGTACAGGCTCGACCGATCCCCATCAGCCAGGACGAACAAGACGTCCTCGTGGCTAGATCCCGCCATGTCTCGAATAGTGCCACTGATGTACTGAGGAACCTGATTCGCTATGTCCTCTGCATCGAAGAGAGTCTCAGCTGTGTCAGCGGAAATGTAGTATTGCCTCAGTCCACTGTATGAGCCCCGATTGAACCCGAAGTAGATTGAAGACCCCAGGGTCACAGGGCGAGCATCCGCGAGGGACTCGTAGTTCGTAGTCTTGGTGATCGCCACCGTCTTGGGGCTCAAAGGCGATGAGCCTTGGAGGACAAACTGAGTCTGATCGCTGAACAAGACCAGTTGCCGAGCGAAGGGGATAGCCGACTGAAGAATGGAGACGGTGGTGTGCGTGGAGGCCACATCAATGGGGTCCGTATCCAGCAGATCGGTGACCGTGGTTCTCCAGAAGTTGAAGAACTCAGCCGTCTCCGACATCACTACATTCTCATCGGCCAGGAAGCCCAGACGGTTCTTGAAGAAGAAGATGTCATTGATCGTGGTGCCAATGAAGGTGGGGTCGGCGTTGCTTACTTCATCCCCACAGTTTCGTTCTCCCCATGTGGGAAACAGAGCATGGGAGCCATCGCAGGGGCCGAACCTGAAGGTGTCAGCATTTTCTCGGACCAGCACATGAGGCATGGTTGCGGCACTGAACTTGTATTTGATGTTCTTCTGGCGGAACTCCTGCCAGTAACCAGTGCCAAATACGCCATCATCCGCGACAAACTGGACGTAGTAGTCATCCCGAGTATCGGTTGCATCCCCGACAATCTTGACCTCAAAGCCGTGAGGGGCCGTGGTCGGAAGGTCTGTAAGGTGCTGGGTTTCATCTTTGATGATGACAAGGGCGGTGTCTCCCAAGCCGTCGAAGCCGTCAATCGTGAAATCGGTGGTGCTATCGCTCTTAATCCAGATGACGCTGCCAGACCGAGACACGGTGCAGTTGGTCACACTGCCGTCGATCTGATCAGCGATGTAGTCCGTAGCGATCAATGCACGATCAGCCGTCACATCTCCGTCAGCACTTGTGTGGGTTTGTGTCGTGGTGTCACTACCGTGAACGACCGTGTATTCGTACTTGGTTGAGTAGTCGCCCTGCTTGACGAACACCAAAGCCTCCGGGTTCCGGTTGGTCCCCAAAGCCGCGTCCATCTCCACCGGCTTGGTTCGATTCACCAAGAAGGTGTAGTCAGCGATGGTAATGGCTCGAAGGTTTGTATCAGCTTTGGTGGCTGAGTTTGGCATGTTCAAGTAGGCCAGGTCAGTTGCATCGACCGCGTTACCATCGTAATCCTTAACAGTCTTGGCCGTGCCGTCGATGTCGTGGACTGTTAGGGTTGCTCCGCTGTTGGTGGACTTGATAGTCACCACATACCGCTCGGTAGAATCCCGATTGATCGTGTGAATGAAGTAGTCATTCGCGTTCCCACTGGCGGTGGAGTCGATGTTAGCCACATGCTCCGTGGGCATTCGCTTGGTAAGGCCCTCCAGGACGCTGGGGATCGCATTGTCTTGAACGTCACATTGGTTCTCGAACCGAACGGTATCCGGCTGCTGAGACACGCCCCCAATAAGGTTGGAGATTCCCTTGCTGACAAGTGCCATTAGGAGACCCTGTTCCTCACGTTGCCCCGGTCGATGACCCGGTAGACGTCGTAGTGGTCGAAGATGGTGTAGTCACCGCCGTCACTCTCAGCTTCACGGAGCGTGATGAGAGCCTGGTATTCGTCCTTCTCGTTGAAGTCGTGATGCTTGCCGGAGCCCACCACACGGTCTTGGAACCTGCGGGCTGATCGGATCATGATGTAGTGCCGGGCTGCCTGGGGCAGATCGGTCCACTCAAGCAGATAGATAATCGTGCATTTGAGGGCGTCCTCGATCGTGAAGGTCCGATCGGTCTTGTTGTAAATCTTCTGACCCCGCTGCACGTAGAGCTTGGTGCCAGCGTTCTTGGGCTCCACATCTATACGAGCCACGTTCTCGGAAAGAACGATCTCGTTGTCTGTGGTCGGGTTCAGCTCCACCTCGTATTCCCGATTGAAGTTCCAACCGGCGGTCTGGATCTCGCGGGACACCTCATCCAGAATCTTCTGGGCCATGATGACATCAGAGGTCTGACTGGAGGCATCGAGAGTGTTTACCGGAGCCTCTCCGATAGCAGACATCATCGTGTTGATGGCTTCCAGTTTGGTGGTGTTTGAGAGAGGCATAGGTATTCCTTAAGTGAAAGGAGGTGACCCCCCGAAGGGGGCCACCCCCGATTGGCCGGGACAATGGCCTAGTATCAGACAGTCAGTTCCACGAGAGCCTCGTGGCGGAGGATGTCGTGGCCCATGGCGTACCGAGCGACCATCAGGGTTCCCTGACGCTCGACCTGGTACTCGGTCTCGACTGCGAGATCCATGAGCTTGACCGTACCAAGAGCACTACGCTGGAAGACGAGGCCCTTGGTGATGCTGCCAGTGGTACCAACGAAATCGTGGGCACCATCAGCGGAGCCTTGGTCGCCAGCATCCGGGGTCCAGTCTGCCGAAGGCATGTGATTGGACTTGAGGATGCGGATACCCGCCACGCTCAGGACAACACCGCTGGAGAGGGAACCGTTGCCATCGTTACCGTAGTCACGGTTGATGGCGTCCTTGTTCTCCTCGACCAGGAGGTAGTATTCGGCCGGAGCCAGAACACAGAAGCGATCGTTAGCGGGCACATTCTTCTCATCGAGTTTCTGTGCGGCGTCAACGATGCCACCCAACAGGTGGGCACCATCGTCGGCATTGCCGATGTCGAGTTTAGTACCGAGGTACTTAGTGTCACCGGTGTTATTGAAACGGTCGGTGGTTGCACGGGCTCCTGCGAGACCGTAGTTGATCAGCGTGGTGTCCGCTGAGTTGGCCAGGGCGAAGCCCATCTGCCGGGTGTACTCAGAACGAACGTCCCAGTGCGACTTAGCTTCGTCGATGTTGGCGACGAATACACCGGAGACCAGGAGATCATTGATCGTCACCGTGATTTCACCAGTGGCGATGGGAGACAGGTAATCATTGTCACCTGCATCCTGATCTTCGATGATCGACTCACCAGGGGTGTGGTAACGAGCGTTGGCGGTGCCGACGGCCGGGAACTGGGCCGACTTGCCGCTTGTGATGGTTCGCACGGTATGACAAGGCATCATCACGCAAGCTTCCTCGAAGGTGGCGAGAACTTCACCAGCCCACTGCTTAAGGAAAAGGGCGTCCTGAGTGCCTGCATTATCAAGCAAACCAGGCCGCGAAAGTTGCATAGCCATAGTAAATGCCTCTTAATTCAGGTTTAGGAATTGAACGTGTCGCGTTCCTCAACGCCTCGGACCACTGGTTATCCGCCTCGACGGGCCAGTTCCTAATTCGCAGAAGCTTCTTGCGACTCAAGTGACCCGGCATACCAACCTTCAGGAAGGTCTACCGGGTTGCTGGAAAGCTCCCACGTGGAGCCATTCCAGAAATAGACATGACCCCGTATTCCGGGGCCAAGCCTGATAAGTGCATCTGATTCAGGGACGAAGACTACTTTTGTGCCTCCGCAGCCGGTCACGCCAGCGGCGGCGAACATCAGAAGGAACGTCAGGAGCATCGTGTCCAGTCGTTGCTTCATTGGTCTTCTCCCACATGAATGGGATCAAAGCCTTGAACAAGGCCACAAGGGCCATGCTTATGGCTTCGATCACGAAGTTGCCTTCTTCAGAGTGAGACGAGCACCGGTGTAGCCAAGGGCCACAAGTGCTGCCTCAACGAGGCCGACGACCTGAGCGGCAGTGCCTTCCAGGTTGAAGGTGCCAGAGGCCACGAGGGCTCCGAGCACAACAGCAATCAAGCTCATCCAAAACTCAGTCGTCTTGTATCCAGGTTTGTTGTCCACGGTCAGTTCTCCTTACTGGAGGTTGGAAACCGCCAGGCGGTTTGTAACGTCGGCCCGATAGGCCGGGTCGGTTTGATAGCGAGCGTCCTTCATCGCGGCGGTAACTTCCGCCCAGGACCGATAGGCGTTGGCAGCTCCGATGGAACCGACTTCGCCAGCGATGAGGTTGGGGCGGCCTTCCGCCTGCTGAAAGCGAGCGTAAAGACCCTGAATGTTCATCATGATGGTGTTCTGATCCCCTGACTCCATGGCGGCGTCATAGGCATCAATCTCGGCCTCGGAAAGGTTCTTCGTGGCCCACTCAGTCAGTTGGTTGTAGGCTTCCTGGCCGCCGACAGCACCGAGCAGTTCATTCTGATACTGCTGGCCTAGTGCCTTTTGCCCTTCCACATACGCCTCAACAAGTTCCCGAGGAAGCCCACGGGACTCCAGATCAGCGTAAGTAGCATCGGAGAGGTTGCCGTCTTGCAGCACTTGGTCGGAGAAGTCTTGCAACTCGTCTGCGGACACGAGGCCACCCTCTTGCCCTTGGGGCAGTGGTGACTCTTCGGACATCGGGTCGCCCTCTGAAGGCATACCCGATCGCATTCTTTCGAGTTCCATGTAAGACTGTGCCAGGGCTTCAACATCAACGGTCCCATCTTGCGTAATGAACTTATCTGGGACGCCGGGGGACGATTGGTAGGAAGGTTGTTCGGTTTGCCCTTGCGGCGAGACTTCCTGCTCATTCGGCTGAGAGCCCTCATAGATAGGTTGGTTTGGGGCTTCAGGTCCGGTGACCTCGCCCTGTACTTGCATTCTTTCGGATTCCATAGTCCCTATGCCTCATCTACTGGGGGTTGTGCGGCCTGCTGGTTCATCGCGTCGATGACCTGAGGCCCGAAGGTCTGAGCAGCCTGCATCATCATAGCTTGCTGCTGTTCAGCTTGAATCTGCTCCTCGGACTTAATGAGACCATCAGTCTCAATGCCAAGGGCCATGGCTCTGCGGTCCATGTATTCCCGCATGTCCACGAACTGGCCAAGTGCCTCGGGGCCAAGGAGTTGTCCAATGCCCACGAGGAACTCATCCATCTTGTTGAGATCGTTGCCTCGTCCCAGCGCCTCCACGCCTGTAATGATGGCGGGGTGCACAAGGTCAGAGGGGAGTTCTGGGAGTCGCTGATCGCGTTGCATCTGATCCATGAGCCTCTGAACCAGAGGCATCTGGAACTCCTGGCTGAGGACTGAATAGATGCCGCCCAGCGACCGCTCGATGCTTTGGGTGACCAGGCGGACTTCAGCCGCCGTCACTCGATCAGCATTTCGGATGGCGTTGTCCGTCAGAAGGAACGCATACGAAAGACGATCAGAGATCGTTTGAATCGTTTGGTATGCAATCGACAGATCCGCCGCTTTATTGAGCTGTAGAACGGAGACGTCACCAGCCGATCCTTCAACAATCGCACCATTTGGGGCCTCCGCGAGAACACGGGATCGGGTGACCCCATTGGGTGAAACCATGAACAAGACTTTGGCGGCTGCCGCACTGGCCTCGACGATGGACATCGTGAGGCTCTCAAGGCTCTTGAGGTCGCCGATGTACTGCTCGACAAATCCTCGGCCGTAGTCTTCACCTTCAGTCCGGGACATACGCAGGACGATGTAGGGGCTCTTATCAGCCTCAAAGGTTCCGTAGGAGCCCGGAACCACAGATCCGCCTACCTCCTGGTAGACCTCGATCTTCCCATCATCCTGCGTTTTGATGCAGGTGTAGATGTCAACAGACTTATCGGGACTGGTGGCATTCATGTCCTGAGAGGCGAGAGGCTGGGCCTCAGGCGGAAGCAGCTCAGGAGAAATGGACTCCTTGGTGATGATCTTCCGAGGATTGCCCATCGCATCCCTCTTGACGACGTAGCGGTCAAGATGGAGCACCCGCATTCCTCCGCCCTCAGGCATGTGGAGGCATACGTTTCCGGTGACGATCAGGTGCCTAAGGGCCTCAAAGGCGTGGACCCGTAGGGCCTGGGTCTCGATCTCAGACATGACGGCCCGTTCGATCTTGGAGAGAGCCCCCTCGATCTGGGTCTTCATCTCAGCCCCGCCCCGCTGCCCTTCCATCTCGTTGAGAGCCGTCTGATCAATGACCAGGCGGAAGAAGGGAGCGTTGGGGGGCAGGAGGCTCAGGAGCAAGGCCGACGCCAAGTTGTTGACCCCGCGAGCGCCCACGCTCTGGTAGGGCGTCGGCAGGCGGCTAGAGGCGTTGTGGCCCTCTTCCGTCATAATTGTCGGAATCGTGAGCTTTGACGCATCTCGGGCCCGCGTGATGTAGGGGTCTCGAAGGGCACCGAGCCTGGTGTATTCGCTCTGTGCTGAGCCTTTGGTGATCATGGAGGGGCCCTTTAGATGTCAAGTCCGTAGCCAGACTTCGGGATTCGGAGCGCACTCTTGCCCCGTTTGCGGCGGATGGACAGATCTCCACTTCGGGCCGCAATCATCTCTTTCGTATTGGTACGAGGGGCCGCCCCAAGACGTTCCGCTGACCTGTTCGGGGCCGGGGCCGGGGGCGGAGGGGGAGCCATTACCGGCTCTGGCGGCGGCGGCGGAGGAGGCGGCGGGGGTGGCGGTGGCGGGGGGGCGCTAATGCTTGGTGAGGATAGACACATCACTCTGCTCCTAAGATTGTTTCGTTCTGCCTCTTGTGCTGCTCAATGAGGAAATCAACGACTGCCCGTTGGCCCGCCCGGAACCACACCATGCGGTCGGTATCATCAAGCCGAGGACTTTGGTCAGGAAACATCTCATCCAGAGCCTTTAACAAAGCATTTGGGATGGTTGGGATTCCTTCCATAAGGATCACCCCCCTCGTTTATTGGCCTGAGAATCCACATAAGCGGCCAACAGGCAGATGTAGTTAATGACATCGACGCAGGTGTCCTCGAAGCTCTCGTCTGACACCTGGAACGTGCCGGTCTTGCAGAAACCAGCAAGCCTTTTCATCTTGTCGGCCAGCCTCACCATGAAGCCCTGCTCCGTGGTGACCCCCATTCCCATCTCCTCCACGAACATGAAGTTCTGGAAGGGATTGGAACCATCCTCGCCGCCCGAGTAGTCGTGGTTCTTGGCCATCGAGAGCTCGCGGGCCTTATCGCACAGAGCGGCGTGGAAGGCGAAATACTGTTCTCGGTTCATGCGGGACTCCATAACTTCACCTCCTCTGTGATTGCGTTCCATTCATCTACCCGGAGAATCCGGGCCACACGGGCCTGGGTCAGGGCGACCTCCTCGCTGAGACCGGCCCTCTCGTAGGCCCCGACGACCTCATCCCACGTATTCTCTTCAAGGATCTTTCGAGCCGTGACCGGGCCAACCTTGGGGCAGCCTGGGTAGTTGTCTGTCCGGTCGCCCGAGAGGGTCTGGATCAGGTGATTCCGATCCGCCTCTTCCTTATCAATCCATGTGATCTTGTCGTGCATGGGCTGGTAGAGCCAGCCAGGGATGCTCATCATGTCCTTGTCGTCAGAGGCGATGATGGTCCGATCAGTCTGGAGGATGCCCAGAACATCGTCAGCCTCTAGGTTCGAGAAGCAGGCTGTTTGGTATTCACTCTCCAGCCACTCCCGAAGCGGGTTGTAGACGACCGGCTTCCGCTTGCCCTTCCGGTTCCCCTTGTAGGGCTCGTAGATGTCCTTCCGCCAGTTGTGCGAAGGATCTGACAAGGCCACGAGGTTCTGATCGCACTCGGTCCTTGTCTCCCATTCTTCAATCCGGTTCTGGAGCATCTGCTGGGCTTGCTTGAAATCAGCGGTCAGTGACCACCAATCGTTGCCCCAGTGGATTGGTTCTTCCACAGCAACGGCCACCTGATACAGCAACAGGTCTCCATCAATGAGCATGGTCGGCATCGTCATCATCTCCTTCCCGAGCCAGTACCATCAAACGGCCTACTTCAATCAGGCCGAGGCAGCCGTGAAAGCTGCCCGCATACGCAAACAATAGATTGTCATCATCGGCAGTTCGGTTGACTGCACCCAAGAAAACCATGGTGTCGAGCCGCTTCTGGAGTTCCTTCAGCAGCTTCGCGGTTTCAACGAACTCAAGACTCAAGGCTCACCTCGTATTTCCCCCACCCATAATCTCGTTCAAAAGCACCCCCAACCTTTTCCAGATACAGGGTTGCCTTGCCTGGGAGTTCCTCGAAAGGAATGATCCACATCCTGGATGGCCCCTCAACCACGGCCAAGATGTCAAAGTCTCCAGGCTTGTATGTGTTGTTTCCCCCCAGGCGGACCCGAGTGTATGTGGAGCCGGATTTTGTCCAGACCCCAGCCGCTTTAACTTGGACCCGTTTGGTCTCCTCTCCCTTGACCATGACGAAATCACACGGACTGGTTCCGGTTGGGGTCCAGAAGAGTTCCCAACCTTGGGACGAAAAGTAGGCGGCGGCCATATATTCAGCGGCCGAGCCCTTTCGATGGTGCGGGTGCATTGGAGTCCTTTCATCAATGCGTCTCCGACCAATCCCTTCCGATCTTGTATTCCCCATCGAGGGAACACTTGAATCCAAAGGGTGTCCCAGCTGTCCTGATTGCTCTGACTGTAAGTTCCCCCACAGTGTTAGCGTGTGCCTTGGAGACCTCGTACTGGATCTCATCGTGAATGTGAGCCACCTGATGAGCCTTTACTTTCTCTTTCCGGTGGAGCCTATGAGCATCGACTGTGGCCTGCTTCATCAGCACCGCACCCGCACACTGCAACAGGGCGTTGAGTGCGGCGTGCTTCGAGCGAATGGGGATGTGCCGACCGTCCAGGCCGATCAAGTACCCACGGCTCTTGACCTTCTCGTCGATAGCAGTCTTCAGATGCTTCAAGGCAGGCATCTTCTTCAGGAACCGGGTCATCAATCGCTGGCCTTCCTTGGCCCCTCCGCCCACGATTGAACCGATCTTCTGAGGCCCGGCTCCGTAGAGCCAAGCGTAAATAAACGTCTTTGCATCGTCACGGTTTGGCAGCCCCGCCGCCTTCTGGTTGGCGGTGTGGATGTCACCCTCGACAATGATGTCGGCATAGATGCCGCCGTCGTAGCGAGCGAGGTAGTGAGCGAGGCATCGGAGCTCCAACCCTGAAGCATCCACGCCTACAAGAACCTTGTCCTCCCCAGCCACAAACAGGCCGCGACACTCCTTGCCATAGGGTGCGTATACCGCAGGCACCTGTGCGACGTTCGGCCTGGAATGCGAGCAGCGACTTGTCACCGTGCCCATGGTGTTGACCCGGCCGTAGATGCGGCCCCGCTCCTCAAGCTTCAGCCACGCTTCCTTGCCCTCAGCCAGTTGGCCAATGCGCTTGGAGATCGTCAGGTAGTCCACCAGCATCTTGGCCTCTTCGTGTGGAAGGGCCTTGAGGATGGACTCGTCAACCTGGGGCTGCCCGTTGGGCGTAAAGGTCTCAGGCTTCCAGCCATACTTCTCCATCAGACAGCGGGCAATCTGTTGGCGGCTGTCAGGGTTGAACGGCTTGACCTTCTCCTTCGGCGGCCCCTTGCGAATGCTGGCATCCTTGTGCCCAGCCTTCTTGGCTGCGGTCTTCGTCGGGTACTTCTCGCCGCCTGCCATCCAATGTGCCGGGGTCTTCATAACCTCCACGACAGGTGGGAAAGAGGCAACCAGCTGCTTCCGCAGACTTGTCCGTTGTTCCGACAGGCCGCCGTACAGTTCAGCCGCCCTCTCGACATCAAACCCGAAGCCGTGCCGCTCCTGCTCCTGAATGCAGGTGGCAAACAGGTGCTCAAGCACAATCGACTCAGGGGTCAGGTGGAGTTTCGATATCTGGTCGTAGAGCTTCTCGGTGACCACGGTGTCCTGGATGCAATACTCAAGCATCTCATCCGTGAGTTCATCCCAGCCCCCCTTGTAGTCACCCTTGTACTCCCCGAGCCGGTGACCCCAGGCTTCCAGAGAATGACGGCCGACAAGGTTCCGGGGGAAGTCGGCGATGTGGTAGTCCTTGTCCTTCTGATCCGGGTAGGCCAGTCGAGCCATCACCACCGTGTCTCGCACCAGCCCCTTGGGACGCCAGCCCTCATAGAGCTTCTGGATCGCAGGGATGTCGAAGCCGAGGACGTTGTGACCGACGATGACGTCCTGATCTTGCAGGAAGTGAAGGCCGGTCACGATGTCATCGTCCGTGTAGGTGTAGCACTCACCCCCATGCCGAATGACCAGGCAATGAATCTTCGACAAGCCTTCCAAGGTTCGGAAGTTGTCGATGGCCGTGGTCTCGATGTCAAAGATGGTGGGGGTCATACCGTGTCCTCCAAAATCAATGGCGTCTGTTCCCCGCACCAAAGACATCTGACGTTGAAGTCGTAGAACTCAACGGCTTCGTCGTAGGACATGCCCTGGCCCTGTAGTACCTCCAGAATCTTACGATCTGAGTAGACAGCTAGCGTTGCCCGAGACCATTGGCTTCCAAAACCAAGCAAGGCGTCGTCGAGTCCGTCTAGTATGTAGGGTGTCATTGATTGCCTCTGTGGATAGATTCAGCCGAAAGAATAGCCTGCCCAATCAGTTGAGGTATCTGAGGGACTACGGCGTTGCCGAGCTGCTTGAGTCGGTCCACCCGATTGGGAACCCCATGAGCCACTCGACCCACGTCGGGTTCAGAGCCCCACTCGTTTGGGATACCACCATGGATAAGTTGAGCTGCTTCCCTTTGGATAGGCGGCGTTGAATAGCAGGCATCCCCAGATGGCCTCGGTCCCTCACGTCGCTGGCCTGCGGCGTCGGCCACATCTTGGCTGGCACTGCCCCCTGAGCCTCGAACGGATCTTTCCCGTTCAGCATTGCCTTGGCTTCCTCTCGACTCAGCTCCCCCGCTTCCACCTTCTCCCAATCCACATTCGGGCCGCAGTCCTTGTGATCCCTCGCACATGGGGTAGGCCACAATCCAGATCCGGTCGCGGCGGTGAGGAGCGCCAACGGCAGCAGCGGGTACACAGTGCCATTCAACGCAATACCCGATCGAGCAGAGATTTTGTAAGACCAAGGTAAGCCCTTTAGATCGAAGGGCTGATACGTTTTCAATAATTGCCCACGACGGCCGTACATCTCGGACGAGTCGAAACATCTCCGCCCAGAGGCCGGAGCGCTCTCCGATGATCCCTGCTCCTTTACCTGCTCCGCTGATGTCCTGGCAGGGGAATCCTCCCGTGATGACTGTTGGAACAATTCCATCTGCTTGGAGTCTTTCACCCGTCAGTTCCTTTATGTCGTCATAGATTGGGGTATCGGGCCAATGCTTCCGCAGCACGAGCTGTGCCTTCTCATCCTTCTCGCACATGGCGACAGTCTCGAACCCGCCCGTGCGTTCTAGGCCCAGGCTGAACCCCCCGATCCCAGCAAACAAATCAAGAACCTTATGCTTCATGGATCTTCCGGCCTTTGTAGGCCCACATTCTCCAGCCAGTCCCGAACGAGGGGGTCGTCTGCCAATTCCTTCCGCAGCTTCTTAAGAGCCTGATAGGCTATGGCCTGTACTCTTTGTCGGCTGATCGGCGTCCCGGTCGTTAAAGCCAGATAGTCCATGATCTCCGTCCAGGTCCAACGCTCTCTGGACGAGAATCCAGTAGGCATCAGTGCTGGCCTTATTCGCTCCTTGGGGTCCGCCATTCCAGATTCGGGCGAGGGTTTCGTAGTCATCGTTGGGTGCCCATCTATCGAGGTATGCCCAGAAGATTCGCCGGGCGTAGGTCAGTTTCTTGCAGTCCTCATACGTCCCACCGATTCCCCCATCGTGATCAGTTGAATCCTTCCAGCAGGCCCATGTGATCTGCATGGGGCCTATCTCTCCCGCGTCCCCTACGGCGTTCGTGGGATCGGGGTGCCCCCCGGTCTCGACCTGAGTGATGGCGTCTGCCAACCTAGAAGGGAACATCATCCACATCTTGTTCGTCCCATTCTGACAACCTTCCTGTGAGTGGATTGTATTTGACGGAGCAGCAGAGGCCGGTGTCTCCTGTGTATCGGTTCTTGAGAACTCGGAGACTCGTTGTGTTCTTGAGGTCTGCGTCTTGCTGGTCCCTCTCCAGGCCAATGCAAATATCGCTGAGCTGAGCAATAGCCCCACTGCCACGCAGATGGGCCAAAGAGACTTGACCGCCTTCTTCATGTGATCGTCCTTCCGGTCGTTTGAGGTGACTGACAATGACGAGGGCGATCTGGAGTTCTTCCACCAGGCTGCGGAGCTTCGTCATGGTGTTGTCGATCAGTCTCCGCTCGTCCCCATCGCCGATCCCGGACACCACAATGCTGAGGTGATCCAAGAAGATGTGAGTGCAGCCCATCCCCCGAGCCATATACCGAACACGGCTCAGGAGATTCTCGGAATCGAGAGAACCCCAATGGTCGTACAAGACACACCGACCGTTCCCGACGGTAGCCTCGAACGCCTGTCTCTTCTGTTCCTCTGTGATCCGCTGCTCGTTCCACTTGTGTGGTGGGCATTGGAGATAGAGTCCCATCAGGGCACGGGCTGACTGCTTCACATTCTCTTCCAGGGCTACCACGCCAACCGTGAGTCCCTGATTCAGCAACCACAGTTGCCATTCTCTAATCACGCTGCTCTTGCCTTGGCCGGTGCCGGACGTCAGGGTGACGACTTCACCCTGCCGCATCCCATAGGTCTTGGCGTTCAGCCCAGCCCAAGGGTATTCAACCGACTCCACCTCGGTCTCCTCGATGATCTTGTCCCAGAGCTCCTCGCCTGGAACGACACCATCGGGGCGGTACGGTCGAGCCTCCCACATCGCAGAGATGAGTTCCTTCGACCGGCCCGCCACCAGCATCTCGCTGGCATCCTTGAGGGGGAGGGAGGCGATCGCCGCCTTTCCAGGCGACAGTTGCATCGCACATTCGACCGCCGCCTTCTGTCCCGGCTCATCTTGGTCGAACATGAAGACAACCTGCTCGTAGGTCTCCAGCCACTCAAGTTGGCGTTGAACTGCTTTGGCAGCTCCTTGTGCCCCAGAAGGCACGGAGACCACAGGCCATCGGTTGCCCTGTGCCTGCGACACAGACATCGCATCCAGCTCCCCCTCAGTGATGACGATCCGCTTGCCCCCCTGGCCCCAGAGGCGTTTGCCCCAAAGGCCAAGGCGGCGGCCCTCGCCAAGGATGTTGAACTCCTTGGATCGGGTGCGGATCTTCTGGGCAACAAGGCCACCATCATCGTCGTGGTAGTTGGCGACCTGAACTGTCTGACCCTTCCATTGAGACAGTCCGTACCCAAACTTCCGACAGGTCTCTTCCGTGATCTGCCGCTTGCTCAAGTCCCGGTAGTCCATAGGCAGAACCCCCGAGGGAGAAGTCGTCGGAGCAGTGACCTCACCCTCAGCGGATTCATAGTGCCCACAGCCAAAGCAGTAGGCGTGCCCATCATCGTACCGAGCCAGATTGTCCTTGCTGTTGCAGCTGGGGCAGGGCTCGTGTGCGATGAAGTTGCTGTCCTGATCAGAGTGAGTAAGAGGCATACCGCTTACCCGTCAGGTCAGTCTTCATTTCGGTTTCGATGTCGTGGCCCTGGTTCCTCAGTTCCTCAACACGGGCGGCAAGCCGGTAGATGCGGTATAAAGACATGGCCTCCAGCGCAGTGATGGAGCCCTTCGTCTCCAAGTGGCGAAGGATTAACTGGGCCTGGGTCATCTTCTTGGGAGCCTTCCATAGCTCCATCTGTTTTGTTGTCATCGTCGATCTCCTCGACAACCAAGTCGATAAGCCCCTCCTCTGCCGCAAAGTCCTTGAAGGCACAGACCTTTACGATCTGTTGGTCATCCTCCCAGATGTACCCAGTGCAGCAGTCGAGGAGCAGTTTCAGGTAGTTATCAATGTCGCCTCTAGGTGTGGGGAGCTTTGTTGTCTTCGGCTTCTTCACCGAAAACATCACCCACACCAACAGCCTTCCACTCAAGGGAGCCTCGGGGAGAAGTCCCTCCTCCCGCATACCACCAAGGAGAGCCAAGGCTTCCGAGCGGAAGGCCTGGTGCCGCTTCCCGTAGTAGGTGCCCCACTTGGAGACACGCGGGCGGGAAGCAGGGACCGGGTTGATGTTGAGGCGGTAGGTGAGCATCAGAAGTCGTCTTCGTCCTCACCCGTTCCGTTGACGGCGTTGTCATTCTCCGCCGCCATCATGGTGGAAGCTGTCTCGAATCCATCGACAGCCTGGAAGGCCACGCTGGACCCACTGAACTCCTTGAGTTCAATGACCTGCACACCACGGAGCCGGAGGGTAACTCCGACACCGAGAGCAGCGACGAACCAAGGGCGAGGATCGAAGTCAACGACGACCTCGGAGCCTGAGCCGATGTTCTCGGTCATGGGGTTGCATCCCGCGTCAACCAGGGTAGGCCTCTGGTCGAAGCCCTTGGCCGTCTTGGCCTTCAGCTTGATACGAAAGAGCCAGTTGCCCGTGGGGCTACCGTCCTCGTCGTACTCCTCCTGGAACGGCAGGTCTGCCTTCTTGAGCTTGGGCTTCTTCCGTTCCTTGCATTCAGTTGCGTAGGCTTCATCTCGGATCTGCTCGATCTTCTCGATGAGCTTCTCGCTGTCCTTGGCTCCGAGACTCAGCTGGAGCTGGTAGACACCATCGTCATCAAACTTGGTGTCCGGTTCGTTGAGATGCGGGTACACCGCAATTCCGCGTGCTTGCATGTGATCTCCTTTCATGCCTCAGTGGATCAATTCACGAATAGAAATACTGACTCTGCCTGATCAGTTCGATATCCAGATCACCCCTCTCCGGGGGCTCAGGCAACGTAACCCCTATCGGCAAGTAGTGGGTGAGTTCCGATAGAAAATCTTGCATCAAATCTTGGCTGTAGATTTCGATCACCGACTCAAGAAGGTGCTCGACCATCATGGGCATATCGGGCGATAAGCCCAAAGCCGCATCGTGGATAAAGCTCTGAAACATAATCCCACTGCTTGAGTTCTTGAGAGTTGTCTTGGTCACGATCGACCCATCATCCGAGTGGATTCGGTTGGGAGCCACACCGTTGCAGCCCTTACGCTTGCAGAGTTTTCCACTGCCGTATCTGATCTTGTGCTGCCGGATGACGTCGCCGATAACCGTCTTCACGCTCTGGCTTTGCCAAGTCTCATAGGCTTGCTTGACCACAAAGCCGGTCGGAGTTGTCCACCGGATCGGTGCCTCGTTGTCGATGCAGATCCGAGCCACATCTCGGAACCAAGACATAGCCTTCTGGGCCTCACCAACGACGTCAGAGATCGACTCCCAGACGAGGTCGGCCAGGAAGTGAGGGGGCTTGAACGTCTCCTCAAAGCCGAAGGGGTTATCCATGCCCCTGGTCTTGAGCTCCGACAGGAACCACTCCCGCACATAATCTCGACAGGCCCACCGAGTACCTGAATATGGCACCACCATCGTAGCGCGTTTGGTGGCCTTACGATCGACACCAAACCTCAGCCAGGCCCGAGCCAAGTCACTGCCGTCGGCTTCAAGACGACGGATGGTTGCGTCGGCCACATCCTGATAGATGTCTTGGGGCCGAGCGGTTGGCAGGACGTTGGTAGCCAAAGCTCCCACCGGATCACACATAAGCAGCGAGTAAAGTTGCAGGCCATTGCAGGAGCCATCGACAGACACAGGCAGTTGGGTCACAAAGCCCGGCCCTTCTTTCATATAGTTGGCCCATTCAAAGCAGAAGGCCAAGAACAGTTCCGGCTCGTCCGCCCTGCCCCACAACGACGTCGTGCCCCGAGGGTCTTGAGCGATGGCCTCGATCATCTCCCGGTTGGCGTGGGTCCACTCGATCCTCTCGTCCAGTGTGCCCTTGTCCTCGCCGTAGCAGTTCGCCCCGTGGATGGTGAGCCACTTGGCATCCTCGTCAGTCCAGATCGGCTTAGCCGACGCCGACCGCAGGATCGAGCGGGCTACCTTTGATCCCTGGGGCTGCAAGAAGTAGACACGGGGATACTTCCGGCCACGAAAGTCCATGTACCAGGGGAAGTAGATCGGGCGGCCTTTGAGCTTCTCGGCCATCCAGAATATTTTTGTCATCTGAAGCCGCTTGGACTCGGCACTTCGGTTCTCGGCGTGAACCCGAGCCGCTGCCTTCCTCCACTTCCGACGGGCCTCCTCGTTCTCCCCGATGTCGGCAGGCTTCGATGGGATCTTCTCGCCGACAGGTGAAGGGATGTCACCGATCTCGATGTCCTGCTCCCAGCAGTACCTCAAAGTATCGAGGACGTCCTCATTGATCTCCCAGGCTACCCGCTGAAGTTGGTTGACAGCCGCCTTGTCTTCATAAAGATCAATGGCGTTCAAGTGCTCAAGGTGTTGACGGTCGTTTGTCTTGATCAGAGGCCGAGGGAAAACGTGCTCCGTCAGGTAGCCCCCGGTGTAGACATCAGTCCAATCGGCAGGCCGTTCGATCATAGGCAGGTACAACGGAGAGAGGTCTTCAGAATACTTATGAGCCTCTTTCATCCATGCCGTCAGCTCGTCGGTGGCGTGAACGTATGTCTCCGACTTGCCCAGCAGTCCCCGCCGCGTCGTGATCTCGATGATCCCAGTGGAGATACGCATCAGCTCGATCAACGTCATGCCGATCTTGAGCCGCATGTTCCTCGGCCACTTCGAGAACTGAAGGTCGATGAACTTCTCGCTGTTGGCCAGGAACTTACGCTTCGACTCGTAGCCAGGGATCTTCTTGGCCTGCTCGACGTTCAGCTTCCAGATGTCCGGGTGCTTGTCCCGCATCTCCCGCCACCTGACTTCATCCTCGATCATCCGGGCGACCTTGAATGATGCTTTGGTCAGCCGCTCGTGCATCGAGATCGAGTCGATCACTGTCCTGGCCGTGAGGGCCGCAACGATCGAAGGGTCCAGGATGTCGATGTATGGGTGCGTTGAGTTCCGGTTGCCCACCGGCTGCCGCTCAACCTGCTTCTTCCACGACCTGATCTCATCAGCCAGTCGATCCACCGACTCCGTCAGGAGCCTCTTGCCCAATGGATTCTGACTCTCGACGTTGTGCTCAGTCGTTCGCTGAACGTGCTTCCAATACCTATGGCGACCGAGTTCTCTCATCTCAGCTTCGAGGTCGGATTGTCTCATGTTCTTGTTTCGTCCATGAACGTGGCAGTGTGCCGTGCCACAATAACTGAAATGAGGCAGTCCATTGCCCCAGTGGATCTATCTGCATAATAGGAAACCCAAGGGCTGTGACCCTTGGGCTCCCTTTGAGAAAGGAAAGTTGGAGGAGTGGATGGATCGTAAAGAGATTTTAAGACTGATGCAAGTGGTGCGGGCGGCGGGACTCGAACCCACAACCCATTGATAGGGGGCAGATTTTAAGTCTGCTGTGTATACCACTTCCACCACGCCCGCAGACCCTTGCCACATGGTTATGCCACAACGTCGAGCATGGGACCAGATGATCTGTTGGGCTCCAGCAAACCGATGGCTGACACCAAGTTATGAGGAGCCAAGTGAGCGTAGCGGAGCGTGACTTCAATCGTCTTGTGCCCCGCCAGTTCCTTCACCGTCAGGATCGGGACACCTCGCTGCACCAGGCGTGAGCAGAACGTGTGCCTCAGAGCATGCATCACCTCCTGCCCAGTGGCTGGCCAGTCCATGTGAAGACGGAGCCGGTCCCAGTAGTTCCTGAGATGGTGCTTCGTCGTCCACTCGAAAGGCCCCTTGGCCGAGGAGTCCATGGCACCCAACGCAGCTTGAGCCGCCTGGGTCAGGGGGACTCCCCTTGGGCTCTCGGACTTCGTGTCCGACAGGATCACCACGCCCCCTTGGATGTCACGCCACTCAAGACCACGGGTCTCACTGACCCTGAGCCCAGTGTCGGCCTGGAACCTGACCCAGTGCCCCATGTTCGGGTGACCAAGGTGGTCGAAGTAGGCCACCATCTCCTTGAGTTCCTTGTCGGTAAACCAACGCAGACGGTTGACCCCCTCTCGCAGCCGCTGGACCTTGGGCTTCGAGTCGATCACCCCGATGTCCTTGGCCACCGTCAGGCACTTGGACAGCGAAGCGAGCTTCCGGTTGATCGTGGCATTCGAGTTCCCGTGGTCCTTGAGGGCCAAGATCACTCGGTCAATGGCGAACAGGTCGATGTCACGCACCAGTGTCCCCATGCCGATAAGCCCGCCGACAATCTCAGCGTTCCGCTTGAGGCCACTGCCAGACTTCGAGTCCGACCAGTACCGAGTAGACACGTACTCGATCATCTGTCCCAGGGTCTTGGGCCTCTCATCGGAGCCACGCTCGGTGCCTCCCATGTCCGGCACCCGACCAGCCACTACGTCGGCCTTGGCCTGGGCCTCCCAGACCTCAGCATCCTCGTATGTCTTGAACTGCTTACGCCACCGCTGACCCTTGTGGTTCACCGTGGCTTGGAAGCCCTTGTCCCTTGCGCTAATGGTCATCAGATAGGTTCTCCAGTGTCGTCTTTAGTCTTCGGCCAGAGGCCGTGAGACTGACCAGTTTTTGTCGTCGATCCATGATGTCCTCGTGAGCTTCGAGAAGTTTGAGCCCCGGCCGCTTGTGCCTGCTCCAGGCCCCGAGGGCCGATACGTTCCGAGAGACCGAGGACTGGGCTAGGCCGCTACGCTGAGCCAGCACCCGCATCGGGATTGGGTCAGGGTCCGCCTCCGCTACCAGCAGAAACGTCACCACCGTCTGTGCCTGGATCTCGGGGTCCAGCTGACGGAACGCCTCGATTGAGGCCAATAAGTTTTTCATTAGGTGTCCAGATCAAGTTGATTCTCCACAACCGAAGGAACCATTCGCCATCCTCCCGCCATGCCAATACATGCGCCGGTGGATGGGAAAAGTCAAACCAAGCCTGCCCAAGGCCGAAAGGTAAACGCACCAGCATACGCCGCCCCACCGCTTCATTTACAAATGCGAATGATTATGAGTCGCACCGTTTCCACAAGTCAATGCCCCAGTGAAAAGGCCCCGGCCCGCTGAGGATGACAAGCGGACCGGGGCAACAGGAGAAACTATTAGTCCTCGGGGAGGATGATGCCCAAGGCTACCATGATCAGGGCGATGATGCCCACCAGGGCTAGGAGGTTCGTCATCATGCGTCACCCCCTACCTGACCATACTGGTTCCACTCGTTGATATCGCCTGTATTGATCTGGGGGCATCCCCCATTCATTGAGATCGAATCGATCTCCGGGGTGATGCAGTGTTGGTTTTTTACGCCAGCGAAGATAATGATGTCATCCTTCCATAGCCGCAAGATCGCAGCGACATCTTCGCCCGTCAGCTTCTTTAGGTCTTGAGGAGTCATGCGTCACCTCCTGCCTGGCAGTCCACAGATTCCTCGGAACATTTTTCCAAGCTTTTTTCGGCATCTTCAAGTTCAAAAAATGGACCGTCAATAAATCCATGACCATCAACAACCCAAAATCCACTTGACCGTTCGACGATTTCGAACTCGTTCATGCGTCACCTCCTGTAAGTAACTCCATGATATCGTCGGGTTTGGGTATTCCGGTAGCTTTGGCGATGGCGGCACGGGCTGTAGAAATGGCCCACACCTCCTCGGGGTATCTATCCTCGGGCTCCTTACCACACTCGTCAAACAGGTGGACCATGTAGATCAGTTCGTCCAGAAGATCACGAAAGGCCGCGATGTTGTAGGTGCCTATCGGAGTACCTGGGAGGTCGGCTAAGTCTCCACACTCATAAATCGCATCACCCTGCTCTTGACTAATAACGTGCAAGGTGGCCCCATGAGCATCACTCCAAGTTTCCCCGTCGTCCAATACTACGATTGTTCCGGTGCTCATGCGTCACCTCCTGGCTGCTCGGTCTCGCCAAGGTGCCGCCGAAGGCCTCGGAGGGCCCGCTGAGCTTCAGTCGGGGTGAGGACCGCACCGACACGATGCGCCCCGTACTTGCCATCAGCGACGTAGGCGGCTTCATTTCGGTCGGGCCTGCGGCCTACGGTTCCAATCGTCCCGTTGGACAATACGATGTAGTAGCGGAATGGCCATTCTGATTCTGGCATGCGTGGTTTCTCCTGAAGTGCTCCGGCCCAGGGGCCGAAAGGTGAATGGTGTTTTTGGCCTGATACGGCCATGCGCCGATGCTGTTTTCGGCTGGCTAGATCGTTTCCCCTACCCCCCGGCGACAAGCTGAGGAGCTGAAACGACCCCGCACCGTTTCCGGTACGGGCTCGGGTAATCAGTGATAGTCCTGCGCGGCTTCGACAGCTTCCGATTCGGTTTCAAAAGGTCCGAAAGGTGACGACTCCGGCAAGCATCCCGGGAAGCACCACCAGAAGTAGAACCCCGGTTCCATCGAGGGATCATCGACGTGGTGATCGTAGTCAGTCCACCAGAATACTTCGACATCCGGCAGCGCGTTGGGGTCTGCTTCTCGGGCTGGATCGCTGTAGATTCTCATTGGTTTCATCCTCGATTGTATGGGGTCACTTGTTCCGCTTGCGTTCTGACTCGCGGCGTGCGTCGCCGTTGCACTCCTCGTCCAGACGTTCTACGTGGGGCTCCAGCCACTTGCACAGGGCGACGAGCAGCAGCATGGCGAGGAAGACGATGATGATCGGTGTGGGGTTCATGCAGCACCTCCAGTCATCACGGTAATGTTGTGGAAGCCCACTGGAGCGATGGCAACGATCCCCCAATCGCTGGCGATGAAATCTTCCCCTTTGTTCCTGCGAACGTCCCCTAGCTCCCAAACGGCTTCCGCAAAGGTCAGGAAGTACGGCTCGCCGGTGTCGGGGTCGGTGTCGATCATCAGGTCGCCCTTGTGGGTCAACGTGAAAGAACGGGATTGGGGATCAAGTTCGGTCTGGACTTTCTGAATATCCATGGTTTCATCCTCATGGGTTAGGGCTCTCGGGAATCGAGGGCCGGTCAGCCCACCGCCCCGTAGGGCGGCAGGTGGCCGGTCGTCGGGTCAGTTGCAGTTGAACGAGATCCGGCAGCCCTCGAATGCGATCCGATTGGACCGGATGCGGGTGCGGGCTCCGTTGAGAGTGTAGGGGAATCGGTCCATCGGGTGGGGGCTCCAGGCCTGCTCCCCAGTGCATCCGGTGTAGTAGTGGCCGGCGGCGTTGCGGATGGAGTAGGGCGCATCGGCGACGATGGGACGGTAGATGCCGGAATCGGCGTACATCGGTTCGGTGGTCATGGTGTTGCTCCTGTTCGCCCAGCGGACCATTCCACCGGGGCATGTGATGCATCATCGGATCATCCAGTCCGATGTCAAGAGGCAAACCCAACCGATTTGCAAAAAGAATCGAGACGTCCCACAAGAGGGAGACGCCTCGATCATTCGAGCATTCGGATGGATGGATGGTGCTGCATCGGATCGTAGGTCCGGTGCTGATCGGCAGTGGTGCTGCTGTAGAGGCTGATTCAGTCTCCAGCAGTGGCAAACTGCCCTCCTCCCAGTGGCCTAGAATGGCCTAGAGAGGGTACCCTACGGGGTCAAATAGCAGCTACGCTATGCGTATATAGGCACTCAGATTTTTCAGCCCAAAAGTCCGCAGACCACGGACCAGGCTATGTCACTTATGATGATCAGTCGGGGCCATAGGAGCATTGTCATCGTGGATCACCTCCATCTTCCTGATGACCCC